AACAGGAAACGCCAGAGGCTACGCCTTACCAGTTTGAGCGAGACCAATTTATACCAGAGTTCGACGAGTTTACACAAATGCTTTACAAGCGCAGAATGTACAAAGGGAGGGCCGACAAATGAGACCAACAGACTTTAAAATTACAATGACTTTTGAGGGCTGGGTTTTTACCGTAGAAACGGCTAAGCCCGTAGACATTCACGAACACATGGAAATTATAAGAGCCCTGCTACTCGCAGCCGGCTACTCAGAAGCTACACTAAACGAATACTTTAATAACGAACCATGAACACACCAATAGAAAACTTAATTTTAGACTTACTGGGCCTCGAAGACAATAACAACTTTGAAACGCGCCACGGTTTACACAGGCAGCCAAGCCAAGCCTTACGCATGGCCATTATTTTAGCTGAGCGCAGGCTTCAAGAGGAGGCCGACACTATTATTAAAGCCTACAACAGCGCAGGCGGCGAAATAGACGGACACCGTTATTATAATAACATTTTTAGACAAGGCCCGCACGCCGAGAAGAGTTACGCGGGTTTTAAATACACCTTAGAAACCTTTAGAAAATTAAACCCATGATTTACTTATTTTACACCGCACTAAGCCTAGCCGCTATTGTTGCCGCTGGCGTTATTTACGAACTGCGCCACGAATTACGGCGTATTGAAAAGCTACATAAGCACAGCGTTAAAAGAGCCGCAGCTTTGCAGCTAGAAGCCCTAGACTTGAATAGCAAAAATAGGCAGCTACAAGACACCCAGCAAACTTGGGCCCGCATTGCTGGAGAACTTAACGACGAACTTAGAGACGCGCGTTTTAGCCACATTCAAGAGGTAGAACAGTTAAAAACTGACGTCTGGAACGCTGGCGAGTTTGGCCGCAGGGTTAGAGAGCAAAAGCGCCGCCACATGGCTAAGAAGAGAAAGGAGGCTAAAATTGCAAGTATTAAATAATGAGCCAGACTATTTGGTATTATATGGCAAATGCAGGCGCAAAATAGCGCACCTAGAGACTCAAATTAATAAAATGGTAGCCAAGCACAATAAAGAGGTAGAAACTCTTAAAAAAGAGTTAAACTACCCTAAGCTGCTAGTTAATACTGGTAACATTTCACAGCCGCACAAAGTGCTTTTGACCGTTTGCCAAGTGACTAACACCACGGCAGGCGAGTTAATGGGTGAAACCAGAAACCGCACTACCGTAATAGCCAGACAGTTATTTTTCTATGTGGGCCGCTATGAGTATAACTTTAACTGGGTTACTATGGCCGACTTGCTAGGCAGGCACCACAGCACAGCTATACACGGCTCGAAGCGTTACAGTGAGTTTTTAGACTTGGGGTATAAACAGGAAACCAAAATGTATAACGCAGTAATTCAGCATTTAAAGCAATGAAAACTTTTATAATTACAGTCGAAATAGAGCACACAGACAAAAGCTTTAACAGCACCGAAATACAGGAGTTTATAAACGGCATTTCACTACCTCAAGCCGAGTGGGTGAAAGTTATGAAAAAGGCTTTTAAGGAGACAACACTCGGACACAACGCTTTTGGGATTGAGGTAACTTATGCAATAAAGGAATGAAAATACTGGACATTAGAATTAAAGAAAAGCTACAAACCAAAGCGCAAAGGCTGCCCATGGCTAACTCTTTTATGCGCAATATTCAAAGCCATCATAGGTACAGACATTTCGAAACCTTAAAAGACATGCTTTTAGACTCTTTTAAGTGGGACGAAACGCCAGAGGGCCACGACTACTGGCAGGGAGTTTTTGACTCAATAGAAACCGTAGAGCTACTGCCTTGCCCAAAATGCGGACAGAGCCGCCGTATATGCTGGAGGCCAAGACTTCAAGAGAACCACTGCCCAAACTGCCGAATAAATTACACATGAGCAATTTAACAGGCTATAACGAAAGGGCACCCAGTGAGCTGCTCTGGGCCGTAGTCATTCTACGCGAAGACTTTGGCTATACATTTAGACAGATTGGCGAGCGCTTAAATTTAAATAGCAGAGTAGCCAATAAATACTACGACATTTTTTATTCAAACCCAACTAGAAAAAACGAATTAATAACTAAATTTTTATTATGGAACCAAACACCACCCCAGTCGAAAACTACACTATAAAAGTGTTAGAGTTACTTATGGCTTACGGCCGTAAACAGTTAAGCGAGGACCAGCTTTTAACAGCCGTCGTTAAGCTTAAAAATGAATGTATAGACGCTGAGAAGCGCGAGCATCAGAACTGGTTTAACAAGGGCTTTGAGTTTTACCACGCCCAACTAATACAAAAAACCGAGAGAAGCGCAAGCCATGGCTAAAAACAAAAAGTCGTTTATTTTGTACTGCGACCAGCACGGCCTTTTTAGTAAGTTACCAGACGAAAAAGCGGGTATGTTAATTAAGCATATTTTTAGCTACGTAAACGACTTAAACCCAGAAACTGAAGACTTACTTATAGAGGTTGCTTTTGAGTCAATTAAGACGCAATTAAAGCGGGATTTACGCAAGTACGAAAACTACATAGAAAAGCAAAAAGAAAACGGTAAAAAAGGGGGACGGCCAAAAACCCAACCCTTTTTAGAAGAAACCCAAAAAACCCAAGCCTTTTTTTTAAAACCCAAAAAAGCTGATAATGTTAATGTAAATGATAATGTTAATGTTATAATAAAAGAAAATATAAAAGAAAAGGGTTTCCAAGTGCCTAGCCAAGCCCAAGTAGCAGCCTACATGCAAGAGCAAGGCATGGACGACTTAAGCGAGAAGTGGCTGGCGTTCTACGAAGCTAAAGGCTGGCTAATTGGTAAAAACAAAATGCGAGACTGGAAGGCCGCCGTTAGAACTTGGAAAACAGCAGCAACCACTACACAACAAACCACCATAAAACTAAAAGCAACCCTAGACAATGATTAACGAAGAGCACATTATAGGCCAGTTACTCTTTTACCCAGAGTTTCACCACCACCTCCCACGCATTAAGCCCCAGTGGTTTACCTTGCCTTTACACCGTAAGCTTATAAACATTATGACGTCTTTTTACCTTCAAAATGAACCCTTTGAAGTAATGAGGCTCTCTAAGGAACTAAAATGGGACGAGTTAATGTCTACCCTCACTATACAGCAGAAAGTTGCTACAAAGTCAAATTTAGGCCCTTATTTGGCAAATCTTCAATACGAATACCTACACGAAAAGTTTGTTAAGGACTTACAAGGGGTAAATTACAAAAAGGAACTAAAGGAACTTTTAATAGAAGTGCAGCAGTTAATAGACAGCGCAGAGTTTAGCGTAAGCAAAGAGCCTAAGAGTATTATTAACGAAACCAATAGAGTCGTAGACTTAATTACTGAGAACATAAAGCACGGCAAAAAACTAACGGGCAAACCTACTGGCTGGCAGTTTCTAGACAAGTATATAGGAGGCTATAACAACGGCGACTTAATCGTAATAGCAGGACGCCCAGCAATGGGTAAAACAGCAATAGCTTTAAGCCTTACAAAAGACTTTGCAAGCGTTGGAGGTAAGGCATTATTTTTGTCTTTAGAAATGTCTAATGAGCAACTGGCTAAGCGTTATATAAGCCTCATAGGGCAAATACCCAACTACAAAGTGAGAAACGGCAACCTTAAAGAGCAGGACGTGTTAAGGCTCTGCAATGTAGCAAACAGCCAGACTATTAACTTTTTTATTGACGACGACCCAGAGACTTCTATTAACGACATCAAAGCAAAGGTTAAGCTGCACAAAGCAAAGCACGGGCTAGACTTACTGGTTATAGACTATATACAGCTAGTGAAGGGCACCAAGCAGAACAGAGAGCAGGAAATAGCAGAAATAAGCAGAAACCTAAAGCTATTGGCTAAAGAGCTAGGGCTTACCGTTATAGTCTTAGCGCAGCTTAGCAGAGCCTCAGAGACACGACAAGACAAGCGCCCACTACTTAGCGACCTAAGAGAGTCTGGCGCTATTGAGCAGGACGCAGACGTGGTTCTGTTTCCATTTCGCCCAGCTTATTACAGTCAAGACAAGCCACCAATAGAAGACGCTGAGCTAATTATAGGCAAGAACAGGAACGGCGAATGTTGCGTTATCCCTGTTAAATTTGAAGGCCAACTTACCCAATACACAGAAGACATAAGCTTTTAACTATGCCGACAATAAACAAGAGCAAACAGAGCCAGCGCAGGCGTTTAGAATACACTAAGGGCGCCTACATAGAGCCAAGGTATAATACTAAACAATGGAGAAACGTGCGCGAAATTGTGCTGCAAACTAACCCGCTTTGCACGACATGCGAAGCCGTTGGGTTAATCACAGAGGCGCAAATGGTGGACCACATAAAGCCAGTGAGACTAGGCGGCGACTTCTGGGACTTTGACAACTTACAACCCCTTTGTAATTCGTGTCACGCCAGTAAGAGTGCAAAAGAACGGCACGCCGACCCCAAGGGTATATAAAATCCTACACGGGTACCCACAAAACCGCAGGGTCTCTCTTTTTCACACCCGAGAGAAATAAGAGTTAACAAAAAGCTTGTATATTTGTATAAAATAACCTATAAAAAATGAGGGGCAGACCAAAATTACCGACCGAAATTAAAAAAATTCAAGGGACCGAAGACAAGCGCTGGCTAGTCGAGAACGAAATGAAGGTGCTACCTTTAGACGAAATCCCACCAGCACCAGCGGGCTTTACGGGCGAACTACAAACTATTTGGGGCACGGTTTGCCGCGAGTTGCAGCGTAACGGTTTGCTTGCCAGTTGTGACTTAGAGCTTTTGCATGGCTACTGCCAGCAGCTGCATAACTATTACTTAGCCTGCGCCAAGTTAAAAAAAGAGGGGCTAGTAGTTTGCAACCGACTGGGCGAGCAAGTCGTAAGCCCTTGGTTTAGTGTTCAGAGCCAAGCGCTTAAACAGGCTACGCAAATAGGCCAGCTTTTCGGAATTACGCCGAGCGCTCGCAGCAGAATTACAAGCAACGTGCAAAAGCCCCAGAGCAAATTAGACTTACTAAAGAAACCAAAGACGGCATAACATGGCAAAGACAAAAAAGGAAGTAGAAGGCAAAGCCTTTGAACTAAAAAAAGAATATACTGGTAGGCGTTACAAAATAGAAGCGCAAGGCCAAGGCTATATTATTACCATGGACCAAGGCAGCGGCTTTAGGCCTTGCGGTAAGTTTGGACTATGGGACGAGCCTTTTATTTACCGTAACTTAAAACTGGCCCAAGAGAGCCTAGCTATTTTTGAGAGCCAGTGCAAAAAGTTTTAAACTATATTGACGACGTTCAAAGCGGCGCGGTCCCAGTTTGCGAGCACGTGCGTAATGCAGTTAAGCGCTACGTTAACGACAGGGCGAACGGCTGGGCTTTCTCCGAGAGCTACGCGCAGCACGCCGTAGAATTTATAGAGCAGCTCGAGCACAGTACTGGAGACTATGCGGGCAAAGCGTTTGAGCTAGAACCTTGGCAGGCGTTTATTGTTTACAACCTATTTGGGTTTCTTAATGAAGACGGCAGCCGCCGCTTTACTCGCGCCTATGTAGAAGTGCCGCGTAAAAATGGTAAGTCTACCTTTAGCTCTGCCATCATGCTTTATGGGCTTATTGCGGACGACGAGCCAGCAGCGCAGGTTTACAGCGCGGCTACAAAGTTGGACCAAGCTATGATGGTATTTGGGGAGAGCGTCCGAGTTTGTCAGAACTTGCCATGGCTTAATGAGTCGCTGACAGTTAACAACTCAGTTAACAACAGGCGCATAGTTTACGGCCAGAGTTTATATAAGCCGCTCGAATGGAACCCAAACAAACAGGACGGACTTAATACGCACTTCGCTTGTATTGACGAATACCACGCGCACCCAAACGACGAGCTGTATAATGTAATTAGAAACTCTATGGGGGCTAGACGCCAGCCGCTTTTATTTACCATTACGACAGCTGGCTTTAATCGTGAGGCGCCCTGCTATAAGCACCGCCAATATTGTGCAGCCGTTTTAAACGGAGGTATAAAAGACGACGCCCTTTTTTCTGTTATTTATACTTTGGACGAAGGCGACGACTGGACCGACTCAAAGACATGGGCAAAGGCTAATCCTAACTGGGGTATTTCAGTATACCCGCGCCAGTTAGAGCAAGCGCTTACGGAGGCCAAAGAGTTTGTCCATAAAGAGGTAGAGTTTAAAACTAAATTACTAAATGTTTGGACTGACACCGCACAGACTTGGATTAATGACAGCGTCTGGAATGAGTGCAGCCAAGACGACGAGCTAGACGGCGAGGCCTGCTACGGCGGCTTGGACTTAGCAAGCACGGGCGACTTTTGCGCATTTAGTTTGTACTTTCCAAACTTGCACGCTGTGCGTACTTACTACTGGCTACCAGCAGAGGCGGCCTACAAACGCAAGGACGCCGCGGGCCAGTCTATTCGCCAATGGGCAGCCGACGGCTTTATAGAATTAACTGAGGGTAACGTTACAGACTACTCTTTTATAAAGGCTCGCATAATTCAACTGGCCGAGCGCTACGACATTCAAGACATAGCTTTTGACCGTTTCAACTCTTCGCAGCTAGTTATTGAATTACAAAACGAAGGGCTAAGCCTCTACCCGTTTGGACAGGGTTTTGTCTCTATGAGTGCCCCGACTAAAGAGCTAGAGCGACTGGTTAAGGACAGAGTGCTAAGACATGGTGGCAACCCCGTGACCCGTTGGATGATGGGCAATGTATTACTGGCAACGGACCCAGCAGGCAATATTAAAATTAACAAGGCTAAGAGCGGCGACAAAGTCGACGGCCCCGTAAGTATAGTAATGGCGTTAGGCACTTGCATGCAGGAAGCCGCCAAAGGCGCGCCCTCAGATTTTTGGTTTGTAAGCTTATGAAATTTTTAGACGATTATATGCAAGAGTATTATAACAACTTGCCCAAGTACAGGACCTACGAAGACGCCTACAACGCCACAGAGGAAAAGTATTTTGGCAAGTTTGGAGTAAGGCGCTATAAAAATTACGACGTATTTCGCGCAGCACTTAGCCGTTGGCTTTCCCAAGGCAGGAATAAATAACAATGTTAACACAACAAATTTAAGCCCGTTGTAATTTGCGCCCAATGAATTTAAAATTCTGGCAGCCTAGAAAAGAAAAGCGAAGCGGTTTGTCTCAGCCTGCGGACTGGTTTATTAATACCTTAAACAATGTTTTCGGTTACCAGACTAAAAGCGGCCAAGCTGTTAACGACAGAACGGCTTTAAGTATAGCCAGCGTGCACGCGTGCGTTAGGGTTATTGCTGACGGTATAGCGGGCTTGTCTTTGAAACTTTACAAGGACGACGGCACCAATAGAGAACAGGTTACTATTCACTACGCTACGGCGCTAGTAAACGAGCCTAACGCTTACCAAACTAAATACGACTTTACTAAGTACATGGTGAGCCACTTGGCGCTTAAGGGTAACGCCTACGCGTTTATTAACAGAGACGGCCGTTACCTTGGTATTGAGTTACACCCTATTGCGCCAGACTACGTTACGCCAGTAATGCAGGACGGGCAACTGTTCTACAAAATTAACTTAAAAGGCTTTCCTAATATTGTGCCAGCTGCCGACATGCTGCACTTTAAAGGGCTTTGTGGCGATGACCCACTAGTAGGGCTTTCTCCTATTGTGGTGCACGCTGAAACTTTAGGTATTGACTTGGCAGCAATTAGCCAGAGCGCGGGCGTTTATAAAAACGGAGTGCTTAAGTTTTTGCTTACCAGTGACGCACAAATTAAGCCAGAGCAAGCGGTACCTTTAAAGAAAAGTTTAGACGACGTTATAGACGGGGCGAGCCGTTCTACTGTTTTGCCGAATGGTATTAAAATGGAGAAGCTCAGCCTTAGCCCAGAGGAGGCGCAGTATTTGGAAACCCGCAAATTTTCGGCTGAAGAAATCGCCCGTATTTTCGGGGTGCCCGCTTCTATGATTGGCGCTAAAGACGGTATTAAGTCTAGCGTCGAGCAAGAGTACCAAGACTTTTACGCCCGTACCTTGGCGTCTTATGCTATTAACATAGAGCAGGAACTTGCCCGCAAGCTGTTAACAGAGAATGACAAACTAACCTATTACTTTAAATTTAACTTTAACTCACTATTGAGGGCCTCCGCCAATGAGCGCGCAGACTATTATAATAAAGGCATCCGTGGCGGCTGGCTCTCGCGTAATGAAGCCCGCATGTTTGAGGACGCTAACGGCTTTGACGGTGGCGACGAGTACCTAATAGAAAGTAACTTAATGCCTTCTAGTAAAATTAACGAATACATGGACGCCAAAATAGCGCAGCTTATGAGCACCGCCGACAAAAACAATAACCCAGAGGGCACTAATAATACAGAAGTAATCTAATGAAACAAGAGAAGCGAACCTTTACAGGCACCGTAATAGCAAGAGCAGACGGTGAGAACATGCCTAAAGAAATTGGCGG